TCCCCGGCGAGCCTGCGGTCACGCCAGTGGCAACGATCAGGTTGGGCAGGGTGGACGACCCACCAACGTCGCCCCACGGTGGATGTGGCACGGTGGCGTAGCCCCGGACATACCAGCGCGTGTTCGCTCTGGCGTGCAAGCGACTCGGGCGCTTCTGCAATTCGAGCCGAGCGGTCATGACGTTCTCCTGTCTGGCCGCACCCACTGCGCACCGATCGGATCGCGGCCGATCCTATGACGGTTACGTGCGCTGCCGAAGACATCGTCGCCGTACAGCTGCTTCTCCATGTAGCCGAACGTGCCCGGCCCCGGTTCGAGTTCTGGCTCGAACTGCTTGAGGAACACGTACTTCGTCATCTGGTTGGCGATGGCCAACGAGATGGTGCGGTCGTCGAACGGCGACCCACTCATCTTCTTGCCGGTCTCGTCACGGACGAACGTACGCAGTTCTGCGATCGTCTCGCGATCCCACAGGGTCACCGACCCTTCGCGCAAGGCCATGTTCAACTCATCAATCGCCAGCGGCTTGGTGATCTGGCTGGTCCGCCAGCCGAGGATCTCCGTCGGCACCGAGCGCTTGTAGCGCGGCGAGCGCTGCATGAAGATCGGCCGGTACTTGGCCTTCTGCAGCGCCTTCAAGGTGGTCAGGCCGTGGTTGTTCGACTCGACCCCCATCAGCGCCCAGTTGTACATCTTGCCCAGCGGAAAGAGCACGTCCGTGCCGAACAGGTCGGGGTCGATGCGTCCGTGCCAGTGAGCGACGACATGGCCGTTGCGCGCGTTGATCACGTGGGCGCTGGAGTAGTCGCCGTGCTCCATGCCCTGCGCCGGGTCGGCACCGATGGCGTAGCGCCCCTCCTCGACCGGCCACTCCCAGATTCGTGCAGCGCCCTGGGGGTCGGGGAAGTAGGCCCGGTTGCGGTAGACGAGGAAGTCGCCGCGAGCGATCGGCTCCTTGGCGTTCTCGTCCAGCTTGCGCAGCACGTCGAGGGAGAACATCGGGCGACCCGAGCGCAGGAAGGCGTCGTCGGGATTGTCCGGGTACTCCTGGGCCATCTGCCACTCGGGCAGTTCAGCGGCCTCGGCGTCGTACCACTCCTGGGTTCGGCCGTTGGCCCACCACGGATGGAACTGGGCCTTGAAGCGATTGTTCTTCGTCGTCGCCCCGACCCACAGCTTGTGGAACAGGTTGCCCTCGCCGTTGGCCGTCGACAGGGCGATGACCCGTCCGCCGACGTCAGCGATCGGCTCGATCGACGACCACGCCTCGTCACTGTTAGGCAGGTAAGCCAACTCGTCGATCACCGCCAGGTAGACGGTCTCGCCACGAGCAGGGTCCGATGCCGACGGCAGGGATTCCATGTACGACTCGTTGGCGAACTCCATCTTCGTCTGCGTCGCGTTCATCGGCGGGCCGCGGAACTTCATCCACTCGGGCAGGAAGCGGTAGTTGTACTTGGCCTTGGCCAACAGTTTGATGGCGTCGCGCTCGGTGCGGCTGAGCATGATCACGACGCGGTCCTCGTAGCCGAACGTCAGCCACAGGCAGTACGCCGCGACCAGCGTGGAGAAGCCCAGCTGCCGAGCCTTGAGCAGCAGCGAGTAGCGGTTGACCATCCACCCGCTGGCCGTCTGGCGCTGGGCGTCGAACAGGTCGAACTTGATCCGACCGTGCTCGGGGTGCTTGATGTAGACGTACTCGGAGCACCAGTACTCGAACGCTTCCATCAGCTTGGCCGGATCGCGCGTCTTGGGGAAGCAGCGTCGCCACTCGCGCTCCTCCAGCAGCTGATCCCAGCTGATCTGGTTCTCGTCGACCAGGGTCATCGAGGCAGCAACACCGCTGGATCGAAGAACGCCTGAACGTGCGACAAAATCATGGAATCGGTCACCACCGTCTCGTCCCCGCCGGGGTTCGGGTTGTCGACTTCGAGGGCGTAGGCGTACGCCTGCTCGACGTCGCTGGCCGTGTAGACCGCCCACATCGCCTCGGTCAGCGGCTCGTGGTGCTCCTGCATGCAGCAGGCGGTGATCCGCCCGTTGAGCGCCTCATCCTTGGATGATTCGTGGATCGTGTTGTAGGACATGGTGCCTCCTAGGTGATCGAGAACTGGATGCCGGTCAAGGTCATGTAGCTGGGAGGCCCGGTCGTCCCGGCGGCAGCCGCCTGGACCAAGACAGTGCCATCTGGTTGGACATCAACGCGGAACGCCCCAACCGCGCCATTGGCCCCCGAGCCGAAGCATGTAAACACGAAGTTCTTGGACGGCCGGTACCCCGCCGGAAGCGTGAAGATCGCCACGCTGTACGCCCCACCGCCGACCAGCCCCTCAACCTCAACCCGATCGCCATTCAGTCGATAGCGAGCGGAGGTGAATGTGGAGGAACTGACGTTGACCCACGAGTTCTGCAACGTGGCGTTCGTCCACGCCGGGGTCGGGTTGGGCGGTGCCACGGCTGACGGCGTGACCGGGCCGACGTCCTCGACGTAGAAGCGCGACAGTTCCGGTTCGCCGTAGATCGTGGCCGAGGCGCCAATGACCGTGCATCGGATGGTGAACGTCTTGGTCAGCCCGTCTCCAGAGAGAAGCCACTCGTAGAGGACAGCCTCGTAGTGCGTGGATGGCAGGTATTTCAATACCTCGGAACCGGAGACGGGGGTTCCGTTCACCAGCAGGTTGATCCTCACATAGCAAGCAGCACTTGCCGCGACGGCGCGACCAGCGAACGCGACCCGATAGCGCCGTCCAGCGACCGTCTGGAACGACAGACTGGCAACGGTGACGGCCGTATCCGTGGGCAGGTTCGTGGCCGTCAGGCTCGCTGTGGCGACGACGCCCCACGCGCTGTTCCACCGGGCCACCTCGGCCGACATCCCCGACCCGATGATCGGCACCCACTGGCCACCGACCTTGGCCTTCAAAACACCTGATCCCATCAGAGCACCGAGAACGACAGGTTGTTGAGTGAGACATCCGTTGGCGCTGTCGAGCCGAACGGAGCAACGGCACCGTCAGTCGTGATCTGGACGATGCCGAACGCCCAGTTGCCGCCGACGATGTGGTTGGTCGCCGCCACCACGGTCGCTGTCGGTCGATATCCGGCTGGCAGCGTGAAGATCGCCGCCGCGTTCGTCCCGCCCTTGACAAGACCGCGTAGTTGCACCTGATCACCCAGGAGGCGATACGCCCCCAACTGATGAGAACCGCCGGTGTTACCCCACCCGTTCTGGAACGTCACGAACGTCCACACGCTGGCGGGCTGGGCGGGCGGGTTGGAGGCCAGCGCCACCGGGCCGAGGTCGATCACGTTGACGATCGCGTTGGTGTAGTTGTAGTTCAATGCCGACGCGGTGCCGGTGCCGGAGATGCGCTGGAGGGAGACGTACACCTGTTTCGATCCGCTGGTAACGGCCGAATACGCGATCGATGGCGTGTGAACCACCCGGTGGTAGGTCGATTCCTCATGCACGAGAAACACGACGAGAATGCCGTCGATGGCTGCCCGAATATAGAAGGCGTCACCGTTGGTTGACTGCTGAACGTGCTGGCGGACCATCAGGCTGTACTTGCGGCCAGCGACAGCCGTGAACGCCCCTGAGTTGACCCACGTCTCGGCTGCGGCGATGCCGGTGTAGTCGGTGTTGTTGGTGAGCGTGGCGACGACGCCCCACGCGCTGTTCCATCGGGCCGTGTCCGGCTCGTACAGGTTCGGTTCGTCGGTGTCGTACCACAACTCGGTCGTTGTGTCGCCGGGATCGTTCGGGCCGATCGACACCTCGTCGCTGCCGCCACCGACGGGCACCCATGCCCCACCGATGCGCGCTTTCAGAACCGGCACTGGTCATCTCCGTTCATACTGACGTGTCCACCCATAGCTCGAACCCCGCACCCGGATCGGTCGCCCCGACGAACACCTCATCAGGAGCGACGCCTGGCGGCCCCTGTGGTCCGGTGGGTCCAGCGGGTCCGGTTGCTCCGGTGTCGCCCTTGACGCCCTGCGGTCCCTGCGCTCCGGTCAGACCGATCGGACCTTGCGGTCCGGTTGGTCCTGGCACCGTCGAGGCAGCACCAGCGGGACCGGTGGCACCCGTGTCGCCCTTGACGCCCTGGATGCCTTGCGGGCCAGCGGGTCCGGTCAAACCCTGCGGTCCCTGCGCACCTGGCGCACCGTCGGCACCAGCAGGTCCGGTCGGCCCGGTCAGGCCGGTCGGTCCCTGCGGACCGGTCGGCCCCGGTTCACCTTGCGGCCCTTGGGTCCCGATCGTCACCCACTGATCGCCCTCGCGGACGTACAGCGCGCCGGTGTCCGTCTCGTACCACAGGTCGTAGGCGCCGCCCGGATCAGTAGCACCGACGAACACCTCGTCGGTTCCACCACCGCCGCCGCCGCTGCCGCCGGACTCGTCGCTGTCGACCCACAGTTCGATCGTCGGGTTGGCGGCGATCGGGTCGTCGGGTCCGACCCACACCTCGTCGGTGCCGGTACCGCCACCGCCGGTCCCTGGTGGGCCTTGTGGTCCAGGCGGTCCTTCGGGGCCGGGCGTGCCGACAGAGAGGGCGACCCACTGGTCTTCCCAGCGGACATACAGCTTCTGGTCGCCGGTGTTGAACCACAGTTCGTAGTCGCTGCC